CGATGCGTCGTTCCCCAAAGACGGTGCGTCGGTCAAGGTCTTGACTTGGTACGCCCGAATTGTTAGACCCCAATTTTCATTGAAAAAATACGTCGAGTCCACGTCGATGAGACATGAGAGCTCCTGACCCCGAAACAACCCTTCCCGAACCTCAGGGGTGGTTTGTTTCGAATTTTGATCGAAAATATAGACCGAGTCATCAATCTTGATTCGTAGAGACGCGTCACGCAAGTTGGAGTTGAAGGGTGTGCGTGGACATAACTGCGCCTCGAGCTGTCGCCACCACTGAATAAATTCTGAGTCAGAAACTTCCACCTGAAAACTCTTGAACGAGTTTATACCAGAACACATACCTCGAGGCACCTGAAACCGGAGAGGACCACCTTTGTACCTGAACCGTGTACGGTCTTTATTCAGAGCAACTGTCTCAATTTGTGTCGGGTCAATGTCAAACCAAAAGACCATTTAAATAAAAGTCTTGCTTGTTTTTAAATGGGAATTCTCGAGTACTTTCGGAGTCGCGCATCGCACAAACCAGGGAAATCATTTGTGACCCATGGTGTGCGTATGAAATCGGCTCGCGGGACGGCGCAGGTTGAAAGACTAGTGTCAAATTACGTCGGCAAATTGCGGAGCGCAACAACAAAGAACGAGAAAAATGCGGTTGAGCGCAATTTCATGCACGAGTATATGAACATTAAGAGTAGGGAAAATGCCGAGCTCGCAGAGGTGGCAGCACTCCAACGCCAATACAAAAGCCTCCCTCGAAGCTCGTCGGTCGCCCGCCGTCCTCCCCGTCCAGGTCCCCGATTCACCGCCGCTCGAAACAAGCTCGTTTCAAACCTCCGAGCCGAACTGAAAAAACTCATGAATGCACGCAACTATTACGAGCGTGAAGTGGGCAAAACGAAGGCTAAGCTGAATGCGATAGTAGCATCGCGTCAGCGGTCGTAAGTTCCCGGGTTGGGTTTGCACCACGAAAGAGGACGCGTCGTTCCGTGACCCACGCCTCCTTTGAAGGAAAGGTGACATAGTCTCCCGCGTGAAACGTGATTTCCAGCGTATGGTCCTCTTCTGCATCGTTAAAGATCCAGAGACCTGCTGAATGGTAACTGATATCTATTGGTCTTCGGACCATGACGCACGTTCGTCCAAAGATGTGGAGTGATTTTGATTCTAAATTATACACGATACCGTCGTGAGACTTGAGGAGCCACCAGAGCTTCCAGCACTTTGCCTCGTCAAGTCTTTTTGGTTTGATTCCGAACGCAACTCGAACGTCAATGGATGGTTCGGACATTTCGATAATTTTACGCATGAGATCCGCTGGAAGATTTGACCACGGTTTCATTTCTTTTTAGACCGCGTACAGTTTTTATATGGTGCACAACTTGCACGCATAGTAAACCCCTTGATAGGTCCCTTGAGACACTTCGCCTTGGGAAACTTGCGGGGCAATGTAAATATCTTTTTGTTTGTAAAACGGATACACACCTTGTTCTTGGGACCCGCTTTGCAACAGGATTTCATCTTATGAATAGCAAAGACTTTCGTCTACGCTGAGCACATCTCACAACTTTCAGGATTTGCGAGTGAGCATGCGAGTTTCTGCTCTTCTGTGGGAGGGAGCGAAACTCGCTTCTCGACCGGAACAGTAATCTGAATTGGTCGAGCTTTCGGACGGGTGCGGATATAGTAGCTCCCTGTTTTGAGTCCTTTGCGCCACCCGTACAAGTGCATACTCGACAACTTTGCAATGGTCGGGTCCTCCATAAATATATTCAAAGACTGAGACTGATCAATGTATGGCCCACGGTCGGCCGCCATGTCAATCAAAGACTTTTGCGGAATTTCCCAGACGGTTCGGTACACAGCCTTCAACGTGTCCGGAATCTCCGGGATGTTCTGAATAGAACCGCCGTGTCGGATAATCTCAGTCTTCATCGCCGGTGACCAAAGACTCAATTTTTCGAGGTCTTTTACCAGGTGTTTGTTCACAACCACAAACTCCCCGGCTAGCGTCCGACGCAGATAGATGTTGGTCGTGTACGGCTCGAAACACTCGTTGTTCCCCATAATCTGCGAGGTTGAAGCGGTCGGCATTGGCGCAACCAACAAAGAGTTGCGTAGGCCGTACTCTATGATGTGTTTTTTGATTCCATCAAAATCAAAGCTTGGCTTGATTCCCCATAGATCAAACTGTAGAACACCCTGAGAGGCGGGAGACCCGCGGAAGGTCTCATATGCTCCCTCATCCTTGGCGATCCAACACGACTCTGCAAGTGCTGCAAAGTAAATGTGTGTAAATATCTGGATGTTCAGTTCGCGTGCGTGCGGTGAGTCGAACGGAAGGCCAAGCATCTGGAAGACATCAGCAAGACCCTGAACGCCCAGACCGATGGGACGGTGACGCATGTTACTGAGCTCGGCAGGGCGCGTCGGGTAATAGTTCTTATCAATGACGCGGTTCAGGTTTCGCGTCACAACGCGAGTCACTTCATCAAGCTTCTCAAAGTCAAAGATGTATGGATGCGTTCCGTCAGGTGCCATCATACGCGTGTTCTCCTTGAGGAAGGTCGGGAGGCACAGCGACGCCAGGTTACACACGGCCGTCTCGTTTTCTCCAGAAACCTCCATGATTTCGGTACAGTTTCCAGCAATGACTCCGTTGAAAATACCCGTGTGACGCTTCGGTTCGTTGAAACAATACGTTGCGTCTCGACGCCCCGTATCCTCAATGGACACGACTCGGACACCCTTTGTTTTTGGCTTGACTCCCGGACCATTATACACTTTAGGAACGTAATGTCCAGATGCTTCGTGCCACGTGTTTCCTGGAGCTTTGAGACCTCCGTATTTGCCAATGTCCCCGACGGTGGGTGCTTCCGTATAGTCTATCAGCACGTCATCAGGGGCCAAGTCCTTCGCCTCCTTGAGGCCAGAAACCAAATGAAACTTATGGTACTCCGTACACTCGAGAAAAGTGCCATTGTCGAAGTTAATTTTAATAAGTTTTGAAGATTCGCTTGTCTTTCGGACTGTGACGAGAGAAAACTCGAATCCGTTCCAGATAGCCACTTCTCGGTCCTCGAGTTCTGAAATTTTCACGTACCCATTAAGAGTCATGATCTCTGTCTCTGGTGCGACGCACAAGTTCGACGATTTGATTGTGCCTATATTCTTTTGGTTCGATTTTTCATTCACTGAATCCTTGTAACACATATATGGCGTTCCCGTCTCAACTTGACTCCGAAGGATCCGGTCCCAGACATCACGGGCCTTGACTTTGCGTTTGTACCGCCCCTGTGCCACATAGGTGCGATACAGCTCATTAAACTCTTCGCCATACACGTTTTGCAGCTTCGGGGATTCGTTGGGGCACATGAGGTACCAGTCGCCATCCTCTTCGACCTTTTGCATAAACAGGTCAGGAACCCAAAGAGCCGTAAACAGGTCGCGACACCGCGCCTCCTCGTCACCTTGGTTCAGGCGCAGATCCAGAAACTCCATAATGTCGGCGTGCCACGGCTCGAGGTACACGGCAAACGAACCCTTGCGTTTTCCACCACCCTGGTTGACGTACCGAGCCGTGTTATTGAACACGCGAAGCATGGGGACGATCCCGTCAGCAACACCATTTGTCCCCTTGATGGGCGTTCCGTTCGCCCGAATATTACTTATGTGAAGACCGATCCCACCAGACCACTTGGAAATTTGCGCACACTCCTTGAGCGTATCGTAAATGCCTTCGATCGAATCGTCCTTTGCCGCCACCAAAAAGCACGAACTCATCTGCGGACGGTTCGTCCCTGCATTGAACAGTGTCGGCGTTGCATGCGTAAAGTACTTTTGGCTCATCAGGTCGTACGTCTCGCGGACGCGCCTGAGGTCCTCGCCGTGAATACCCAGTGCGACACGCATGAACATGTACTGGGGCGTCTCCCCGTGCAGGAGATACCCGCGCTGGAGCGTCTTGACCCCAAAATATCCAAAGTCGTAGTCGCGCTGATGAACAATCCACGAATCCATATCAAGTTTGACCATCTTCATAAACTCATCGCTCAAGATGCCCTTGGCGTGGAGCGCAAGTGCACAGTCACTGAACGTCTTTGGACACGTCTTTTGGAGGTTACTGACCGTGATACGCATCGCCAGGGTCTCGTAGTCAGGGTGTTCGGTAATCATACCGATCGCCACCTCTGCACTTAGGGTATCAATCTCACTCGTTGAAATACCGTCATACATACTTGTGAACACCTTCTGGGCCACTTTGTCCGGCTGGACATTCAGGGGCTCAAACTCTGGGCTCCTATTCAGTTTTGAAATACGCTGGGTCACCTTATCAAAAAGCATTTCGACCGAGTCCCCATTTCGCTTGATGACCCTCATTGTATTTTTAGAGCCTAATTTTTTTAACTTGAGTAAGAATAATGAGTACGCTCGAGACGTATGACCTCAAGCCGATTCGCCTAAGCGTTTTTACGCCACTAGGCAATGCATTCTTTTCCGAGTTCAACCGCGAGGGTATCCACAAGTCTATCGTAGAAACTATCAAGTCACAGACGGGATATGAGCTCGACCGCCAGAGCGACGGGGATGTTCAGTCCCTGATGCGCGTCGTGTACACGGACCTTGCGGCCGACCCATACACTAACGTCAGGCAGCAGGTGTCTCGTATGAACGCCGAGGTTATCAAGCGTGCGACCCAGACAATCTCAACTGGTATGCTTCAACAGCTCGTGTACCTGCGCGACATTACCGAGAATCCAGTCCCTCTGGAGATCCCCGTGAACACAAGCACGTATGGCAATAAGATTCCGTCCAACTTTAAATTCGGTATCTTTTAGAAAAGGACGATGAAGTCCCTCGACGACATCCTCTTTGGCTTTCTCATATTCTTTGCCATTGAGCGACTCGTGCGTCTCATCAGCAACGCAGTTATCGAGCCATGGGCTGAGAAGCGCACATCAAATGAAAACGTTGTTGAAAACTGGAAGCTCGGAGCCGAGTTTGCGTTTTTGGTTTCGGCATGCTTCGTCGTGTATTACTTCAGGAAGCCCTTGGCTCGTCTCATCACTTAAAAGATCAAGACGTTTCGTATTCAATGAATAAGTTTCGCGATGAAACTGCACTCATGTGTCAGCAAAAAGGGTGGGACAAAGCTCCAATAAGTATTGTATGGATGCTTTTGAACGAAGAGATGGGGGAACTCGCCTCAAGTATCAGGCAAAAGAAACAGATTTACAAAAAGACTGGACTCAAGAAGGACAGAGGAACAGACATCATGATGGAGATGGGCGACGTGTTCAGTTACCTGTTTCAACTCGCGGCCATGCTCAACATAGACCTGGACGAAATGTGGGAGCTTCACCAGCAGAAGGTCAAGACAAAAGTCTACTCGGCGAACAAAAATAATGTAAGCGTATTCTAGAACATGGCATCAAATCTTATGATAGATGACCGTCTGCAGATTGACAAGTTCAACCCGACCACGTGGACGGGGGACTTTGGTATCAATCACGACGGGTTCCGCAAGGATCTCTTTATCGATGGCTCGTACACACGAGCTATTGATGAAGAGCCAGTAGATTACAGTGATGATCTGGACATGAACCTCAAGCCCCGGGATCTCTCAGGGAACGTCCACCTTAAGACGATCAGTCCAAATTACGCGCCCCATGGCGCGTTCCCTACCCGGAAGTTTGAATACTCTGACGGTACAGTCACATGGTACCGCCCTCTGCTTCCGTGGTGCTGGATGAATGGCGGGAAACAGAAGAGTGGACCAATGAAGCTCGTAAAGAGTCCTTTGTTTATTCTTGTTGTGTTGGTTCTCGTGTTTTATATTTTGAGTCGGCTCAAAAAGTAAGCACCTTGGGCGCCGCCACCTTGACTAATTTCTTTGATAAATTCTCTTTTTCAAGTTTTGACCGTTCATCCAACTTGGGACATGCGTGTACCTCGAGTTGAATGCACTTGGAACAGAACGACCCGGAGCACTCACGACACGTCAGAAACCTATTCTTGTGTTTACACTCTGGCTTCTTCCCAAATATCTGCATGTACGAGTCCATACTATACAAGCACATATTCTTCTTATGTATGCTTAGAGATATATCAAGTGTACATAGTAAGAATGCGGGTAGCTTCATTTTTTGCCGGATGCGGTGGTCTTGACTATGGGTTCCACAGAAACCCCAAGTTCACTCACGTGTATGTGAATGATTTCGATGCTGACGCGTGTGACACCTATGAACTAAACTTTGGAATTAAGCCTCAGTGCATTGATATAAAAAAAGTGACGGACGTTCCCGATTGCGATGTCATGCTGGGCGGTTTCCCGTGTCAAGGGTTTTCCATGGCCAATCCGTACAGAACACCCGAAGACGAAAGAAACCAACTTTATGAAGAGTTTGTTCGTATTTTGAGATTGAAAAACCCATCGTATTTTTTGCTTGAAAATGTGAAAGGGCTTATGAACATGGGGGGCTATGACACACCACTTGACAAGAAGAATGGAACAGGACGAATTCTTAAAATGATCGTGGAAGACTTGACGCAGTGTGGATACAAGGTATACTTCAAGTTGTTTAAAATTAAAAAGTATGGCGTTCCTCAAAAGAGAGAGCGTGTCATATTTGTAGGTGTCAGGAACGATGTGAATTTCGAGGTAAAATGGCCAGAGGAAGTTCAAGGAGAGGTTAGCTTAAAGGACGCTATTGGTGATTTACCTATAGAATATGATGCTTCAATTCAACACGTTGGCACGGCCCATAAGTGTGCGCTGACGGGGTACCTTGGGAACCGCCAACTCAAGTGGGACGAGCCTTCCCCGACAATTACGGGAAGGGGTGGGGGGAGCGGTGGCCCGGTCATTCACAACCACCCAAGTATGCAGCGTCGCTTGACAGTCAGGGAGTGCGCTCGTATTCAAACGTTTCCTGACTCTTTCAAGTTCAAGGGCTCTGTATCGTCAATGTATCGTCAGATTGGCAACGCGGTTCCGTGTCAGTTTTCGGTTCACTTGGCAAAGATGCTCGAAGACGCTCCAGTTGTTTCTCAAGCATCCTAATTTGCTCGGAAATAGACATGACATGAGCCTTTTCACCTTCGTTACACTGTGAGCAAAGAGTTATAAAGTCATCCACAGTGTATTTTTCCTTGCGTTCATTCGTGAATGGGACAAGGTGACCAACGTGCAGTTTCGTAATTTTATCAGGAAATTGTTGGTGTGGCTGACCTGCAACGGCACCACACCGCCTACACGTTGAATTATCCCGACGAAACACGTCTGTCGTAATCTTTTTGTCAACTCCACGACCTCGTGTTTCAAGTTTTTTACTCGTGAGCATACACCATTGCTCATGTTTGAGTCCGATAGCCTTCCCACGCTCGTCTTCGTAGTTTAGAAAATCTACGTATCCTTCCTCATCTCTAATCTCGTACCATCTTCGAGACTTGTGGGTCATATCAGTAGACTTTCCAGGAATTCTGGTAAACAAAGGACTCTTGATGGGCCGTCCTATCACGGTCATCAAGAATTCTATGACATTCTTTTTGTACCCCTGTTTCTTGGAAAATTTCGAAATCCACTCGTCAACTTCCGAGGCCGTCACTTCTGGCCCAAGGGTGTCCATGGTTCATCAAGTACTTCACACACGACTCTTTTCTCTAAGGGCCCTTGATCGTCCAGAATCTCACAAAGTCCATGGACCCGACCCTTCAGAACCCGTTGCCACACAGTCTCGAGTACAGGCAAAGCCTTGGCAAACCACTCGCGGTCCCTGTGGACGCGGACGACGACGAATTCCTCCCCCTTCGTCACAACACCTCCTTCGGAGGTGGCGGGTCTATACTGCACAAAGTCGCACTCCTCCAAATCCGTAATCTCAAGTTGGAGTTGGACTTGGGGCCAATAGTGTTTCGGGACGTTCGGTTCAATCTTCCGGGTCAAGGGGCACTTAATTTCAACTAAAATTCCATCCTCCGTGATTCCGTCCGGTGATGCGCCGAGCCATGGGTACTCGCGGTGTTGGACCAGACCCACCTCATGGGACTTTCTGTTGTATTTTTTGTCGTACAAGTCTCGCACTACGGGTTCAAGCAACGTCCCATGAGCCGTTGCCGCATTCCCGGCCCACTTGGTCCGAAGCACCTTCTTTTTGACAAATGCATCCGGTGATTCATAGTGATTTTCACCAAGGGCACTTGCAACGTCACTGGCCGTGATCATGTTCTCACGGAGATCTAACCATTCCTGAGACCTTTGTTCAGCATATTCTTGCGCAATCAGCTCACGGGCTCGGAGTACCACCGGCGTTAGACTTTCCATTGACTGGAATTTTCTTATTTTTGAAACGAGGGTCCGTCTTAAGTACAATCTCTGCGGCGTTTTGCTCAGCCTGTTTCTTCGTGGTTGCAAACCCGGACCCACAGTCCATCCCGTCTACCACAACCGTGATGAAAAACTGACCATTCGTCTGACCATCCAACCGGTATTCGGGCAAGGCGTACTTCAAGGCTTGACACCACCGCATGAGCTGGTCCTTCCAGTTATCATCCACAAGGGACGTTTGGACTTTCGTGAACGAGTCGAGCACAAACCTTTTGGCATGAACCATCCCCAGATCCAAATAAATGGCACCGACAAATGCCTCGAACACATCCTCCATAATGTGTTCATTCGTGTTCCAACCGTTCCGCTCACCTTTTTCATCCATCAAAATGAGTTTATCGAGACCAAGTACCTTCGAGATTTCGCACAGGGTTTTGCCTCGAACCATCTTCGTTCGAGCCTTGGTCAAGAACCCCTCTTGTTCCTTTTCGTGCAAATCAAAAAGGTGTTTGGTAATGACGAACCCGAGGACGGAATCTCCCATAAATTCAAGAGTTTCGTACGAACCAGTGAGACCTGAATACCGCTTCAGGGCTGACTTGTGCGTAAACGCGCGACGATACAATGCAAGGTCTTTGACTTTGGTCCCAACCAGAGCATTCACGACATCACGTGAAAGCTCTGGAGGGGGGACGAGAGACTGCTGAGTTTCTGTTTGATGAAGGGTCTCCATGTTTATGTTATATTACACACGTGGTTTTGTTTTAAGTCATTTAGGCAGTGGCGGTTGCGGTGGGCTTGGCGACCTTGGGCCGCATCTTCTTCTCCTTTGGGGGCTCGGCCGACCCCGCAGGGGTCGTACTCTCACCGGTGGGAGTCTCAGCAGCCGCCTTCTTCGCCCTGGGCTTCTTCTCAACAGGGGGCTTCTCCTCCTTAATGTAGTGTGGGTTGATGTACTTCTGGATATTCAGGAAAGTCACCTGAACGTCCTCAGGCACCTGCAGCAGGTCCTTCAGCGTCTCATCCAGAGTGATGTTCTGACCAGCCTTCAGACCCTTGGCCTCCACGTACTCGTTCACCTTGCGAGTCACCTGAGACCGAGAGATCTTCTCATCGGCCGCTAGGCCCAGGAAGGTGCGCAACTTCTCAGAGACGCCCAGAGGCTTGTTGAAGCCATTGTTCTTGGTCCGGGCCTCCTGCTTCTCACCAGTGGGGTCCTCCAAGTGCTGACGAATCTTGCGAATGTCCTTGTGCAGGGCACGTTGCTCCTTCGCAATCGCCTCAAGTGCAGCAGTCAGAGTCTCGAGAGTAGCCATCTCTTTGTACTATAGGAAGGACGGGTCTCTTTAAGCAAGGAAACACCCTAAGACGAGTACTAGAAGCAATGGGATCAAAGCAATCAGTAACACTTGCCAAACTTTGTAGTCGCTCGTCACAGGTGTTAAAATTCCACCAGGTAAAAGTGTTGTTGGCGTGTTTATAGGGGTCGCTCCAGGTAAGTTCGAAGGTTCGTTACTTTGCGGAATGTTTGAACCGTACCCAGCCGGTAAATCGATACCAGCCGATGGTCGAACTTCAACGCGTGTGACTGGATCTTTGTTTTCACATTTTCCGAGACAACACCCGGCATCACATGGATACACGAGTCCGTTTTGTTTGCTCACGTACCCACAAACATTTGAATAGAAATTGAGTGGATCAGCCAGACACGTGCAATCTCTTAAAACATACTGGGCTCCACACGAATTCATATATACTACTAAAGTTAAAGAATATTTTTGTACAAGTACTACAGATGGAGTACGGAAAGCCTCAGAAGCTTCCAGACGGCCGGTATTTCCTACGCATCGCCGGAAAGACTCAGCAGGTGAACGGTCTTGTGCTCCAGGATTCCCTTGAGACCAAGACGGTCAAGTTCAAGGTCTCAGAGGGTGCTTCAGATATTTTCAAGACAATTGATGAGGAGATCCTTACCCAGGCCAAGGCATCCAAGGTGGAGTGGTTCGGCAAGGAACTTTCCGATGAGACAATCCTGAACGCGTTTCAGGAGAGTGTCACGGACGGAGTTCTCGACGCGTCTCTGGCCACTGTCAAGGGACAGGTGACCACGACCGCCTTCGATACCCAAAAGAATCAGGTCGAGCTTCAGGCCGTCAAGGCCGAGACCAAGTGTGATGTCATGCTTGAGTTGGCCGGTCTCTGGTTCCTGAAAAAGTCGTTCGGTCCCATCTGGCGCGTCCTTCAGGTGCGTGTCCGGGGAGGGGCGGTCGTGCCACCCCCGAAGGAGTACATGTTCACAGACGAGCCCGAGGATGAGGAGGACCCAGCAGATTTTCTCGATTGAAAAGTTCCAGGGAGGGGTGGAGACCTTCGGTTGGACAAGTCCTTCGGACTTGGAAAAAATATCCCAACTTAGTATAAATGAATCGCAAGGGTCTGGCGATCGTTGTCCTCGTCGTCATTATTTTGTTCCTTCTGTTCAGCGGCCGGAAGAGTGGGTTCGGGATGGCTAACCAGGGTCAAATGTCCGTGGGTGGCATGAATGTCGGTGTTGGTCCCGCGATGAATGCCACTGGCAGTGCCAATCAGGGGGCACAGCTGATGCCCGCCCCCGTGACGGCCATGGGCGACAACATCGGTCAGACGGTGTCGTCCGCCAGCCTGATCCCCCGCGACGTTGTGGCCACAGAGGATTTCGGTCAGTTCAGCCCAGACAAGATCCTCGGTAACCAGAACTACCTGGACCCACGCAGCCAGATTGGCTACCCCGAGACGCTGGGTGGTGTTCTGCGTAACGCCAACCGCGACTTCCGCTCCGAGCCCCTGAACCCCCGCACCCCAGTGAGCATCTTTAACCTCAGCACGATCCCCCCTGATGTCATGCGGCCCAAGTTTGAGATTGATTACGAGTATTCTTGATTTAAACAAATTCTTTCTATATACCAGTAAATGAAAAAGTGCAACGTCTGTAAGGATGATAAAGAGCTTACAGAGTTTCATAAAATGAACTGCGCACCTGATGGTCTCGCTTACACATGTAAAGAATGTAACAAGAAATGTTATATCAAGCTTGTAACCGAGACTCTCAGGGGACGTTTATCACGTTTATGTGCCTCAGCAAGGCAAAGAAGTAAAGTAAAAAAGTATGAATTCGACTTGTCAGTTGACATATTGAAAGCCATGTGGGACTCTCAGGGAGGCAAGTGTGCTTATTCAGGGCAACCTATGAATTTAGTTGGAAATTGGCAAGTTTCCCTTGAACGGAAAGACCCTTCCAAAGGATATACACAGGACAACACGTGCTTGATATGTCTCGAACTCAATGGAAGGGATCAATGGAACCCCGAAAAAGTTGAATACTTTAGAAACTTACCAAAATGTCAGGAAGTAGATTATAGTAATGAAATCATCAAAAGTTATAGATTTACTTCAGTTCACAAGGGGAAAATAGACTTGCTTCACTTGCGTCAGAAGATGTACGCGGCTAAAATGAACGCCAAAGCCTGGACTACAAAGAAGAAAAATAGAAATATGCTAGATACTATTTTTGATTTAGATTTAGAACGTCTCGTACAGATACTAAAAGACCAGAAGGGACTATGTGCCTATTCTGGTATTGAAATGGGGTATGGCACTGGAAACGATCTTTCACTTTCTATAGAACGTCTTGATCCTAGAAAAGGATACTATCCAGAAAACATAGCCTTTGTGTGCAAGATATTTAACGTTGGAGACCATAGAGTTCAGTCCGATGAGGTTCGAGAGTCATATCCTTCGTGGTCCAAGGAAAAATGCGAGATTTTCTTAAAGAAATAATGCGGTGAGATCATAGAATGGATTTTAAAACCGCTATGACTGAGTGGGTCGCTCTGAAGGCCCAGTTGGCCGCAGCTCGCAAAGATCTCGGAACGTTGAACACACGTGAGAAGGATCTTCGCAAGTTTGTGACGCAGCACATGCAGCAGAACGAGATTGACACTGTCAAGGTTCAGGACAAGGTCAAGGTCAATCTCAAGGTTAAAAAGACCAAGGGCTCTATTACAAAAGAGGTTATTCTCAAGGGCCTTCGCACGTTCTTTGGTGGAAACGAGGCTCAGGTCGAGGGCGCGTGGAACGCCATTCAGGACTCGGCACCCACGAAGGAGACCCCTTCCGTGTCCGTGACGGGACTTAAGGAGTTGGTGCCCTGAATATACAAGTAAAAATGGGTGTCAATGACGAGTACTCTCGCGATGCCTATCAGTACGAACAAGCTTGGAACTCGGACGAAGACTCAGACGAGTTCGATTCTCAACTTGATCCAGAGGATTGGCAGGCTGTCTATTCCGAAGACCTTTTGGATGCGTGGATGATTATTTATGAAGAACTTCGCGTAAACTATCTTTCACATACCGTCAAGTATTCTCAGTTTATCGAGTTTGTGATGGAACCTTGGAAGTGGTCTCCGTGTTCCGACCCGAGCCCGACGCACAGACGTTTGTGGACCGGAATTGTCACCATTGAAACTATTCACGAGCGTGTTGAAGAGGAACAGTTTTACGGGTGGGCTCAGCACTACCTGCGGGCGCTCACATAATATGTGAGCTTATTACAAATGATCGACATTACGGGTCCAAAGGTCCTCGTGCCGACCATACTTTTTGCTCTCTTGAGTCCAGGGCTTTTGCTCAGCCTTCCACCAGGCTCTGGACTTTTGATCCAGGTGTTGTTCCATGCTTTGGTCTTGGCCCTCTTGTCTTGGGTCATCATCAATTTTGTTTTTAAATTCACATTGACCCCGGCCGACCTGATCGTCCCAGCACTTCTCTTTGTCCTCCTGACTCCAGGTGTGATCCTGTCTCTTCCACCAGACGGTGGGTCCATGTTTTTCTCAGGGAAGACGGGTGTCGTCCCCATTCTGGTCCATACGCTGGTCTTTTCGATCATGTGGGCAAGTTTGCGTGGTTTCTTTCCCCAGTTTTATTAGACCATGAAAAATCTTATTATCGGTCCAGGTGCCATGGGGTTCTTTATGTACCTTGGTGTTGTTTCAAGATTCAAACGAGAAGGCCAACTCGATGATCTCGAGGCCATCTCGGGTGCATCGGCCGGAGCGCTTCTTGGGTTCCTCTTTTGTGTAACAAAAGGCGACCCAACAAAGGTTCTTGATTTTTCATTGAATGTCCCTGTAAAGCACATCATGAAACCGAACATAAAATGTCTTCTCAAGGACTATGGGCTTATTTCGTATACAAAAATTCGAAAAGTCCTGGTCGATGCGTGTCGGTCTTTTATAGAGAAGGATGACGTGACCTTTCAGGAACTTTACGAGTTGTACCCTATAAAGTTCTACGTCTCAGCATATTGCGTCGACTTTATGAAGACTGTATACTTTTCAGTCGAAACGACCCCGACCATGTCTGTTCTTGATGCCGTATGTGCTTCAGTCGCTATACCGTTCCTCTTTTCAAGTGTAAAATTGAAAGACGGTTGGAACTATATCGATGGCGGTGCAGCTGAGGTTATACCCGGTGGCCCCTTCCTTGGTCAAGAAGCTTTTGCATTGAAACTTGCATGGAATAGACTGGAAAAGGTCAAGGATCTCAAGACGTATGCGTTAGGTATTCTTTATTCTACTATGAAATTGAGGTACACATACGATTTTCCTTTACTAGATCTCGAGCTTCACGGTGAAGATATGTTCGACTTTGGTGCGTCAAACGATGCAAAGCTCAAGATGTTTCTCAAGGGGTACGAGCAGACCCGGTAGGGTCTGCGAGGCCGAAGGCCTCCCCAGAACTTTTTTCGCACGTAAAAGTAACAAATGCGAACTATCATTCGGTCCGGCTACGTTCAGCACCGGAAGCGCAAGACGATCACCGTGCATCGCAAGGATGGGAAGACCTACCGGTACACTCGCAAGGCGGGAACGACTCGTGTGCGTCCCGTGCCTACCAAGGACGTGGGTGCGATCGGTAAGGGTCCCAAGATCATTGGCCCACTCAAGGCGGGTATGTTGACCCGGTACCACTACCACCCCGTGGAGGCCCCCACCAATCGTCACAAGGCACTGACCCGTGCCGTGACCAAGGGTCACGAGGACCCACACGCCGTCATTCGCCGTCTGATTGCCATCAGTACACTGACCAAGCGGACTCTGCCCCGTGCGTCTCGAATTTACAAGCAGGATGCTGCTTGGGTCCACAGCAAGTACTCTAAGATGTTTGGTCGGAAGCGGCGTTAATTTATTTGTATATAGAAATGAGTCAAACGCGTATTCAAGCGTTTCAAAACGACGCAAAAACTCGGAAATTTATAACAGTCATTGGACATGGAACACTCATTAATGCAAAAGATCCTTCGTTTAACGTTCACGGTTCAACGTTTTTTAAAGTACCTGAAGGTATGTCTGTCGTTTTCATATCCAAACCAGGATACTTGATTTCATTGAGTGAATTAAAAGATGATAAAATGATGAGTCTTTTACATAGTCAGTCAAAATTACGCAAGTTTATAGGTGATACTCTTCCGGAGAGTGAAACTCCCAATGTTGTTAAAAAGTCGGGGTGGAATTGGAAGAATCATATATACACGTCGGGAATGAATTGCCCAAACATGGGTCTCGAGTTTTATGATAATTCAATTACACCATGGGGCTGGTGGTACAATACCCAGTGCGGAGTGTGGTACCCTGGAACGACGCGTCCGCGAGAGTACAAAGGAAAAAAGGGAACACTGAAAAACCTCGTGTCGAGTCTTGACCGAAAAGGAATAGTTATCGTGTTTGGGTGTCGTGGAGACCCTGAAACAGCTGCAAGTACGCGTCGAGCGTTTAACGTGTTTGGTGCGTTCGGTGGTCAGAAGTACAAAGTGCCACAGACTGCACTGGTTCAAAACATCAAGACGCTCGAGCGCGTTGCAGCAAGATACTTGAGTACAAAACGTGTACGCGAACCTGCATTGACTTTGAAAAAAAGCAGTGTAAATAGACCTGCAAAACGTCGACGTACGCGCTCTAAAATTACAAGTAAGTGAAACTACACCCACACAATAGCGTCTCCAACCCCGTGTACGGGTCCCGCAAAAGGCCACAAAGGTTCGATAGACCATCGACCAGAGTGACTCAGGATATCAAGGAGGATATGTAAGGCGTATATTTTCCGAGCTCTTGAATTTTGTATCAAAATTAATGACAAAAGGGAGTGAGGTGCCTTATACAAGACTGAGTAGATCCACCAGTCTTGTACGAGTGACCAGGAACGTACCCACGGAACGAGAAATACCATGGGTATGTCAGGTGCTATAGACCAGAACGCATCGGACCATGAAACGGCTCCGAAGGTTAATTGGGTACAAAATATATGTTGTGGCCAAAGCATCTCCCCTTAAAACATACACACAAAGTTCTTTTATATGGAGTACACGCTCCAAGCCATAGCTGCTGATATATGGGCATCACTCGGGCCAGGGTATTCCGAGTCCGTGTACCATTGTGCGTTCGAGGTGGCGCTTCGCGACCGTCAGATCCCTTATGAGACGGAACGTATCGTCCCCGTCTTTTATGGCGGTCAAAATGTCGGACACGTGAGAGCAGACCTTATTATCGATCGTCGGTTCGTTGTGGAACTCAAGTCGGTAAGCCGTCTCAATGAGACATACCGAATTCAGACCCGAAACTACCTGACCCTTTTGGGTCTCCATGTGGGATACCTCATCAATTTTCCAGATAAATTAGGATCCTTTGAGTTTGAGCGGATCGAACGGGACCCTGACCCGTACCCTCTTCCAATGTTGGGGATGTATTAGGAGGAGCTCCGCTCCGACTCGGGTCGGACCCCAAGGGGTCCTCATACTGTGGGTATGAATTGCCATTTCAACTCTTCACAAATTTTCTTCCAAATTTGGTCTTGGACATATAACTTCTCCCGGCTTTTCAAAAGTGGAAAACATGGGAGGTATTGGTCCTCACCGAGCAACTCGCTCATTTTATATAAAACAAACGAATAACTTAAAAAGTTTTTACGGTTTGTAGGTTTGTGCTTCTCGAACGGTGCTTGAATAGCGTGAAACATGAGTCGTAACTTGTCTTCAAGCGCTTGAGGCATCGTTGGAGGATTGATGCCGCTCACTATAGTTGCTATATATGGAACGTGTTCATAGTACTTTGCATAGTTTAGCTTTTTCAAAAGAGCCTTTACTTTTTCGTGTGTAATTTCTGAAAGGTCCTTGAGCTTTTGTTTCCGAAATTCTGTTCGTAATTTTTCAATCACGTCAACAGGAACGGTCGTCGACTCTTTTGCCTGAAACTGACTGATCCATTCATTAAAATGGTTTTCACGTTTGTATGAATACACAATGTGCTTCTCGATTTCTTGTTCCTCCTTGAAACCCACCTCGTCTCCGAGAATGTATTCAACGTTCCCGCATTCGCGACAAATCTCTTCAGAAACTGATTCGTCAAACATACGCGAGTACATGGCCCCACACTGTCGACACGGCGTCTCGTAGACATCCTTGTCCTTTGGTGCATCATCATACCCGTCCTCAACCTCTTTGAGATATTTCTTATATATATCGTTTCGTTGAACACCTTTACGTGACGAGATCTGTACACCCGCCACCGTTTTTGTCAGTTGTACAGTTGTTTGTTCAGCCTCCTTCGTATATTCCTTTATCACGGGAACACACGAAAGAAGATACTCTGTAAGTTCAGCCTCTGATGTACACGCACGTACCCTTTCTTCGTACCTGGCTTCCATTTATTTTTTATAATATATAAACTTTAACTAGTCGGTCTCAACTTTTGGGGCCAGGTAAAACTTCAAGTCTCCGAGATTTGCAATTGTGTATCTGAAAATGATTGGCATATTCTCATTCTCAGAGTCTTGCATGAGCTGAACACTCGAACACATATTGGTCGCCTTGGTAAACAGGTTGATGTACTTGAGACTGAATGTGCTTCCGGTCCGCTTCACAGACTCTGGAAACTCGATGACCGTCTTTTGGTCGGCAAAGTCGCCGCGACAGCTCAGCTCCAGCGTGTTGCCCTCCCGTATAATATCCATCTCAGTCGCGAGGTTTCCCATATCTCTCGTGATGCGTTGAAAGTCAATCGCGGGTAGGGTCGTGACGACATTCATGTGAATGTCAGGGAACTCAAGTATGTCCTCGTTAATGTCTAGCAATTTCAGTTTAAAATTCGTCGAAGATTTCTTGTCTGGATTCTCTATGAAAATCTCCATATAGTCTCGGCCCTCTATACGAACAAACAGTGTGTCTTGTCCACTCACAGACTTGAGAAGCTTATACACGTTGGCCATGTTCAGACCGGCAACGATATCGGTGGGACACTCGTACTCCTCGAAGTTATCGGCACTTAGGTCCATATGGACCAGGGTGACGCGCGCAGTATCCAAAGTCAAGATGTGAATACCATTTTTGGTAAAATAAACATTCACATCATTGATGATGTCCTTCAGGACCTCAAAGACCGATTTGAGGGCCGCCGCTTGAATCGTGCGAAAATGCATCTTATATTTGAAAGTGCGTGAAATCTTTAAGAGCGAGTCCGGGTCCTCCTACTTCCTCTGTGCCTGGTATGCGTCAGTCACACTCATTGCTATTTTTGCCTCCAATTCTGGAGTTAAAATAGGCTGAAGAGACTCGCCATATTTGTCAAGATCAAACAACCCAGGCGTGTCTGTTCCGTCGAGGTTTTGACACAGACCGCCGCCGCAGTCCCAGGACTCGAACTCAGTGGGTATCATCGACACAAGCCACGCCTTGACCTCCGCGCCAACACACATCTTGCCCTCGTTTGTCACCAGGGTCGGTACTCTCGTAATCTTCTTGGAGGGTACGCCAGACGTAGTCACGTTATGGAACCTAATAATCTCTATAAGAGCCGGCTGGGTCTTGATGAACCCTATAATTTCCTGTGAAAATTTGCACTTGTCCGAATAAACCAGAAGCGCCATTTCTACTATTCTGAGTCGAGGAGTTTTGGGGGCGGAGGGGAACGCAGTTCCCTGACCCCCGGCCCTGGGCGCAGCCCTTTTTTGTCTGCTTAGAGTAATGAAGGATCTTGTGATTCTGGTCCTCGTGATCCTCGTCCTGTTCTTCATATGGAACGGTCGTCAGTCCGCGACCTACGCGGCCGGTGACGTAAACTTAACAGCTCCCGTGCCTCCCATGGTCGTTCAGGCAATTATCGAGAAGGTCCAGTCGATGAAACCTGACATGGCCCCTATAGATACTCTGTTTGTGAATATCCAGCCCGATGGAAGCTATAATTCCCGTATTATGTTTTTTGATACAAAGCACTTTTTGGGTACTCAGTACGACGTGAGCGCGAAAGTGGCTGAGGATGGATCCGTGAGTATTCTCAAGATTGGAGACTCTGCGACCGTTGATCCGACTGCTGGATACAAGCCAGATAAGTATCAGCCTTGGGTCGATATTCAAAAGAATCTCGATGCTCAGTTCCAGGGTGCGCTCAAGGGATACAAGAACCAGCCTCCCCAGCCCAACTTGACAAACGTTGCAACTGCGTACAACCAGAACATGTTGGTGACTCAGACGAACTTGCAGACGAGGTCCTGAAAGGACCTAGGCCCCGCGTATCACTCCCGTCCCAAAAAACGTCATATAGTTTAGATGGCTTTATCAGCCAAACAACTCGTCGCTTCTGAAAAGAAGCGGGACCTTGCAAAAAAAGAGTACTACCGTGCTCTTCTTGAGCAATTTTGTCGTAAAATTAAAGTGGCTTCAGATCTTGGAGGCAAAGATGCGATACTCACGGTCCCTCCGTTTGTTGTAGGCTTTCCACGATACGACCTTCCAACGACTGTTGGATACATGTGTCGCCAACTCCAACGACTCGGGTATATCGTGAACCTTGTCGGACCATTAGACATCCGTGTTCAGTGGACTAGGGCTGCCGCTCTCGATTCTGAAATGGAAAAGGAGGAGGTCGACCCAGGAACCTACCTTCCAAGTCTCGTCAACCTCAAAAAGACTGCTGAGAAACTCAGGATTACGAAAAAACACTAAAGTTTTACTCTCGCCAGGTACTAAATGGACCTTCTCAACGAGTCTGAGAGGCGATTCACAAAGAAGCTGTGCGACGCTATGATTCCCGTGATGATCGAGGCGTTCTGGGAAATATGGCTCGAGGCCAAGAAAGAGTCCCAGGGCAAAAACACGACCCGTGTGTTTCAAGAGCTTTTGAGAGGTGTCAAGACCTGGAACTCTTCAATTTCACTCAAAAATACAGAGGCCATCATCAAGAACCAACCCCTGTTCCCCAACTTGCTCGCAGCCGTGTTTGTGATTCACGTCAAGATTTTGAGTGCAATTCGCACGGACAAAAAGTCCAAGAAAATCAGTATCAAATTGCCTGCAAATGACGTGTTTGTCCAGAGGTGTTACGAGGCCTGTGCCAAGGACCTGTACGAGAACCCCAGTATCATCGTGGACCAAAAGCCAGAGGAGGAACGCAAGGAGGTTTTGACGACCCGATTTTGTAAGAGAATTGGTGAAGTCATTGAAGACCTGGTTCCGACCGCCGAAATTCTCAATACGTACTTGCCCCTCCCAGCGGCCGGTGAGGACTTGGATATGGACCATGAGGACGAGGACCCGGACGAGGACGTTCCAGACTTGGCTGATGACGTGCCACCCGAGGAGGACCAGACCGGTGATGTTTCCACTCTCCCCCAAAACACGGGGAACATGGAGTTTGGAAAAACTCCAGGAGGCGTTGATACAGCCGTCACCGTAAACAACTCTTTGACTCCTCCGAGCGTCCCGGGAGCAACACCAGCACCGACAGAAGATGAAGGTGAGTCCCTGTTCCCAGACGCGCCAACAAAAATTCAAAAATTAAACCATACGTAATAGCAGCAGAGACATGGACCAATACTTTCGTGAGCCCATGAGTGCAGGTGTTATCGCAGTGGCCGTCGTCATTGCGTACGTCTATTTAAAATCAAAATTAAACAATGAAGAAAAGTTGAAAAATTCAGATTATTTCAAACCAGCCTTTTTGGTTGGTCTCCTCGTGTATTTTATCGTGAGTCAGGGTCAGGGTGATTCCGGCCCGGTTTTGAAGGAGCCTTTTTAATTTAAAAATTCCAAGAGAAATAACTTAAGGATTGCATCCTTAAGTTGGGTTATATGACCACCGTAAAAGCGTTCGACGAGATGATGACCCAGTTCCTCGGGGAGCTCAGTACCGTGTTCCCCGATGAGCCTGCAAAGACTGGCCCGGATTGCAAAACGTTTATGAAACAGGTGGCCCCATGGGCCGGCCAAATGTCTGCCCGTGACGAGTCGTTTTTCTGTGAGGAGAACGAGTTTGCAAATGGTCTGAACCTTCACACGATTTGGAAGCGCGAGGATTGTTCGATTAACACGAAACAAGCTATTTGGCAGTACCTTTCGTCTCTGTATATGATTGCAACGACCCTGAGTATGTTCCCTCCAGAGACGCTGAGCGCTATCGAGGCTGCTGCCGAGAATTGCGCAAAGAACATGAAGCTTGGTCCGAACGGTCAGCCGGACGAGGCGTCTCTTATGGCCGGTGTCAACAGTATGCTCAGTCAGATGATGAGCGGCGGTGGTGCCGGAAACCCGTTTGCGTCCCTCCTCGGGGGTGCGGGGGGCGGTGGGGACAGGACGCCCCCACCTAGACTCCCTCCTTCAGGCAAAAAGAAAAAGAATCTCCGTAAGTAGAAGAAGTAATGGACCCCAGAGACGTTTTCAAGTCGAGCGACCTCTTGACGTTTTGGCCCACGGCGACACAGACGGCTGACCAGCGCGTCTCCGCAACGACTCGGTTCATTCTGTATGCCGTGTGTATCGTGTATATTATCAATCGGGACGCACGCGTCTTTGCGCTCGGCGGTATCGCTCTTGCAATTTTGTATTACATGTGGACCACGAATATGATAAAGGATGGAAGCCTCCGTTCGACAATCGGAGACGCTCGGTACTCTACGGCGTTCCGCCCCGATGTGACGCTTCCAACAACAGATAACTCGATGGGCAACGTGCTTTTGAGTGACTACGTGGATAATCCAGACCGGCCTGCCGCGGCGTGGTACCCAAGTGTCCGTGGTCAGGTCCAGAGTGCATGGAGCCAGATTCACCCGTTCGAGCGTCAGCGTGATGCCGAGCGCAATTTCTACTCAATGCCCGCAACAACGATTCCAAACGATCAGACGGGCTTTGCTCAGGCGGCATACGGCAAACCTTTCGCTGCAAAGTGTCACGACCAGGGAGGAGCATCGTGCGATCCAGATCGGTTCTACTCCGCCTTCCCAGAGCGGCCTCAGATGCGGGCCGGAAATGGTCATTAAAATTAAATGTGCGAATACATTAATAATGCCGCAATTTAGCTACTTGCCTCTCGTTAACGAGAAGGGCGTGTGGTACGGTCCAGCTCAGGTTGTTCTCGAGGATAAGACGAGTGTCGAGGACTCTCTTCGTGAGCAGCCAACGACCTCTTGGAAGAAGGGCTGGTCCGAGCAGACCTATGACTTCCCCAACACATACGTGACCTTGCCTCTGCGCGTTATTGATTGGAACCCCATCAACACGTTTGGAGAGTATCAGAATGACCGCTTTGCTCAGCGGTACTACAATAAGGATCTCAAGACGTGGAATCGCTAAAAAAATAATGAATAAACATAAGTAACGATGGACCCTTTGGCCCTCGCAGCCGTTGTTGGTCTCGTGTTTGCTGGGAAGACTCTCGCAGACGGGAAGGAAACTCCCGCCGCCCCACCAACCACGAAACCCAAACCCCCACCTCCGCTGACCCGTCGTGACGTGGATATGATGGCCGACTCAGTCGGACACCGCGCCGACGCATTTGATCTTCGGAATACGAACCCAGACTTTGGGCGGCGTATTAATGATTGGAGACTCCAACCCAAGGATGCTGTTCCGAATCTTCAGGACGTGACTCCAACAAATTCGCGCTTCCCATACGGCCAGCCCGTATACGATCTGTACAACCGCGAGTACGTGACAAATAAGCAAAACAACCTATCCCCTCTTGAAACTCCGATGACCATCGGCCCAGGTCTTGGCGTTGGTCCGAACGTTCTTGCGGCAGGTGGTTTTCACGATTACTTCCGTGCTTTGCCGACAAACATCAACGAGGAGCGTCTGACGACGCTCGAGGGTCGGCCTGGGCCACGCAACCCTTTCGTCAAGAACGGTGGCGCTGCATACATTGGCGATATTACACACCAGGCGGCTGCTTCAAAGACGGCGTTTCGCGATCCAGGAGCGTACGGCGGTGGTGGTGCTCAAAGTGCTTTGGTCGCTCCAGAAGGTCGCCCGAACTTCCTCAAGACGAAAAAGCCAACGATTCGGTCCGAAACTGGTCTGCGCACAGACACGCTCTCAGACGGTCCTCCACAGTACAATATTTACCAGCCTTATGCCGAGGGTAAGACGTGTTACACGGACACGGACCTTACGCGGTCTTCTGGCTACCGTACAAAGCCAGATCGCGCTGCAAATGCCGCTCGTATGAACGTTCGTAACGATCCAGTCAACCAGGTCGGTGCTGCGACCCAGCTCCGTATCGAGGCCCGACCGGAACAGCCAGGACCTATGGCCATCACGGGTTCGAACCAGGGACGCGGTACTTTGCCTCCAGAGTTTGATGATCCGCTCAACGAATTCAAGTCGAATCCGAATCCCCGGGCCTCTCCGGGTTTCTTGGATATTGCTATCCAGCAGCTCGAGAAGAACCCTCTGGCATACTCTTTGGCCGACCCGAAAAAGGCTGACCCAGCCATGGGCACTTCGCCTTTTAATACGGTTTCTGTGAACTAAGACACGGCAAAAAAATATGGGATAGTACTAAATGTCGGGAGGTGTTGTCCAACTCGTCGCCGTCGGCCCTCAGGACGCTTGGCTGACCGGCAAGCCCGAGGTTTCTTTTTACCGGTCCAACTACAAGCGCTACACGCACTACGCCAACTCCATTGAGCGTCAGGTGATTCAGGGCCAGCCCATCGCTGGCGGTATCTCCACGATCCGTTTCGAGAAGAAGGGCGATCTGCTGAGCTATGTGTACCTGAACATTCGCGACAACAACGGCGCAAGCCTTGTGAACCCAGACTGGACTCGCATCATCGATAAGGTCGAGCTTCTGATTGGTGGTCAGATTGTGGATACCCAGGATATCGAGTACATGACTGACATTGAGCCGATTACCGGTGCGCAGACCTACTCTCAGCGGTACCTGAATCTGAATAGCTCCACCTTCAATAACCAGAAGACCTCGTTCTTGCCTCTGAAGTTCTTCTTCTGCAAGGACTGGTCCGTGTGTCTGCCCCTAATCGGTCTGCAGTTCCACGATGTGGAGGTCCGCATCACCTGGTCTCCGTACCTGAGCCAGACGATCACCATCGGCAACACGACCACGCCTGTGCTTCCCGCCCAGCCCCAGGCAACTGCCAACCTGACTTCTGACGTGACTCTGTCCTCGAACGTGGCGAACGTTCTGATTGGTCAGACGACCGGACCCCTGTTCCCAGGTATGCTGGTGGTCGCCGCCACGAGCAATCTGCAGACCAACGTGGCAGTCGTTCAGTCCTTCTCCAACGCCTTCACTCCAGTGTCTGGCCAGGGCTACTTCTCCAACGTTGTGGTGGCTTTCGCCAACAGCGCCGCAAGCAACATCTCGTCCCAGTTTGGTCTGGGCCAGACGGCTAACCTGTACGCCCCAGTGGCTTCGACACAGATTCCCTTGGCGGTTGCCGCGGGTACTGGCGCGACCACGAGCACGACTCTGACCATCGGCCAGGTCGTGAGCCCTCTGGGCCAGGGCGGTGTCCAGATCGGCCAGTACGTGGCGGGTCTGCCATTCACTGGCCCCGTGTACGTGTCGAACGTGGTGAGCGCTACGAGCATCACGGTGAGCTACCCATCGCAGACCACTGCCCCCATCCCCGCGGGTCTGACCATCTCTTTCTTCACTGGCACGGCTGTCACGGGTACGACGTACGCTTCTCTTCAGTACCAGGCCTGGACCAACTTCGTGTACCTGGACCAGTCTGAGCGCGACTACTTTGCCAAGGCTCCAGTGTATGATATGCTCATCACCCAGGTGCAGCGCGTGGTCCTCGGCAACAACCCTATCCAGGAGTTGGCCCTGGCTCAACCCGTCAAGTTCCTGGCCTTCCCATGTGTCAACTACGCTCAGATCTACGCCAACGGCAACGGATCTCTGACCGCTTCCAACTACCAGCTCAAGACCCAGGTGAACGGTGTGGACGTGGGCGACTCTCGGGCCCTGATTCACTTTGTGGATGTTCCTCAGTATTACAACACGCCCTACGGCTACGTGCACAACAACAGCGTGGCGAACGTGGCGATCATCAGCTACTGTCTGGACACGTCCAAGCTCCAGCCCACTGGAACCCTGAACTTTAGCCGTCTGGACACGTTCCGTCTGGTCGTGCCCCCAACCCTGCCCAACGGCGTTCTGGGTCTGTACAACACGAACATCACGAGCGCGTACCCGACCCCGTACCTGTACGCGGTCAACTACAACATTTTCCGTATTCAGAACGGTTTGGGCTCAATATTATATGCCAATTAGATTTTTTTCTGCATAAAGAATAGACACCAGGTTCTAAAATGGAAACTCTTAAAAAGTGTAGCTCGTGTGAAAGAGGCCCTCAAAAGCCTGATCAATTTTTGGATAAATTTGGCCGTCCCTGTTCAACATGTCTTAAATGTCGGATACGTTCAAGAAGAAACAGAAAACCACGTCCACCATATAGACAATGCGAGATATGTACAAAACAGTCTGTTTTCAATTTTCCAGGAAAAACTCCAGGTGTCAGGTGTGTTGAACACAAAGAAACTGGGATGGTGAATGTAGTTCAGAAAAATTGTGAACACGAGGGATGTACAAAGCAACCCTGCTACAATTTACCAACCGAACACTTTGGTAAATTCTGTGCAACGCACAAAACCAAGGATATGGTGAACGTACGTGAACGTCGGTGTGAACACGATGGGTGTATCAAGAAACCTTTTTACAATTTACCATCAGAAACCAAAGGACGTTTCTGTAAGGAACACAGAGAGGATGGAATGATCGATGTTCTCAGTGATTTATGCAACCACGATGAATGCAATAAAAGAGCAACTTTCAACCATACAGGACAAAAGCCTAAATTTTGCGGAATTCACAAGGAGGATGGAATGGTTGATGTCAAGACTCGCAGATGTGAATATGACGGGTGTATGACAGTCCCTGTTTTCAATTTACCAGGTGAGAAACGAGGTCGTTTCTGTTTAAAACACAAAGAGCCTGGAATGGAGGATGCGAAGAACCCTCGTTGTAAAACCCCAATGTGTGATGTTATTTTAAATAACAAAAAAGACTATTGCGCTCGATGTACTTCTTACTTATTTCCGGATCAACCCTCATATTTTAAGACGAGGGAAATGAAACTCAAGGAGTATCTCACGCAACAGTATCCAGACAAGACTATAACGCACGATAAGCATGTGGAGTGTCATAGGTATCGTCCAGACTTTGTGTTCGATATGGGAAGTCACACAATTGTTATTGAAATTGATGAGAACCAGCACAGGTCGTATGATACTTCATGCGACAACAAGCGTCTCGTGAGTATTTTTCAGGGTCTTGGGTCTCGCCCCATGGTTATGGTTCGGTTCAATCCAGACCGTTATGATAACATTCAGGGGTGTTTCAAACGAGACGGTCAGCTTTCAGGTACCGGTCGAGAGTGGAAGAAACGAACAGGCCGTCTCAAGGAACGTATAGACCACTGGATCAACACCCAGCCGGATCGTGAGATATCAGTAGAACATCTTTTCTTCGACACAGACAGGTGAAATGCACTGGATCTTTTTGGCGATTATTGCGTGTCTTGTGTTTTTAGCATCGTATAACCCACGTACGGGAAATCTCACTAAATTTTTTGCCCCCGAAACATCAGTAGAGGATGGAAAGCCCCCCTCGAGACCCCGTGCGCGAGCGACACAAAGCGATAGCGATACCGATGAGTAAAGTGAACGACATGCAACACTTTTTGATCGTCCATGACCGGCGATACAGAGAGTGGACGTTTGTCACGGGCGGGTGTCGCCGACGCGAGGTCTATAATCCACTTCGGTGTGCGATTCGAGAACTCGAAGAAGAAACACGCGGGCTCATAAACTTAAAAAGGGGGTCTTACTCCTATTTTAAGTTTACTACGAATACACCGGAACCACGAGACGTGGAAGACGGCGTGGATGTGCTGAATCATTATCACGTCTATGTATTCAATTTGCCCATGACTTCGACCGAACACCGTCACATTATCAAGCGGTTCATAGAGGAAAAGAAGAAGATGGAAGGAGCCGAGGTTCCGTTCCGCAAAAATTACGATGAAAATGACGAGTGTCGGTTTGAGACGCTTGACAGTATTGCACGGTGTCCGAACTTGTGGCCTATGATTCGTCAGCACGTGTTGGGCAACCCCGAGTTTACTCAGGCGATTGAGACGACGCATTGGACACCTTTTAATTTGAGGGAATAAGAGTCCAGAGTTCCTCAGGAACTCTGTCCGGCCCCCGCAGGGACTGTGTTCCAAACTCGTTTTTAATTTCGTTCTAAAATTCAGATGACTCGCTCAAAGACCGAGTTGGCCATCATCCTTGTCAAGCTCCGAGGGGATATTACAGACCCGAAGAAGATTGAGAAGGAGGCTGCAAAATTAGCAAGTGAAATGTCCTTGATGAAATTGTGTTATGAAATTCAAAAGGTGGAGGAGGAGAGAGAGTCTCAGACTCTCTCGACCGAGGCGAGTCCGAGTGTTCCGCCAGAGGCCGAGACCCCGGTGACAGAGGAACCCCCCAAGGAACCCGAGCTTCCAGTCGAGCTTACGAAAAAGGAAGAGGCGATTGTTGAGGAACTCAAGGCACCTGTAAAGGCAACGCCAAACCAAAAACACAAACACATTTTGTCTTGGCTTTTGGATTCGTCAAGTGAAGATGAGTCTTAGAGACGAAAAGGAGCGGCTTAGAGGCACGCGTGCCTCCAAGACTAAGATGTCCATAGAACGTTGGCGGGTCCCACATGGACCGGGAAGTCACGTATTGATGGATGGAGGAATCCTCCATGTCCCCCCGGAAGAAACCCAAGAGTTCTACCGAGAGTATATTCAGGCAATCAATTTAGGAACAAAATTGTATGTCGTCGAACAAAAGACGGAAAGTTTCAAGTTTTTCGTAGACTTGGACTACAAGGCTCCCGAGAAGTTATCAGATGAGGACCTTCTTCAATTTTGTTCTATAATTCACAAGGCTCTTGAGACCTCTTCACAATGTGTCATTGCCAAAGCCCGACCACGACCTGTCAGTGAAGGCCTCATAAAGTCGGGTGTTCATGTTCACTGGCCAAACCTCACAGTGTCTCGGACCCAGGCCATGAATTTAAGAACAAAAATAGTAACAAGTTTGACGGCTGACTTTCCCTTTGATTGGGACAAGGTCATAGATGCCTCGGTCTATGGCGGGTCTGGACTTCGTATGTTGTGGTCACACAAGAAACCAACAGGCGACCCTTACGTTCCGTGGCGGTCCCTGGATGGACGTGAGTTTTCCAAGGTTCCTGACCTGGACACACTTGCCTTGTTTGCTGTCCGTACAGACGAAGAGGCGCGACAGTCAGAGATTTTGACAGACACAGGCCCACTCGAAGACTTTGTTCAAAAATACATGGAAGGTCAGGGGAGAGCCCATATCAAAAAGGTTCAGCGCGGGGAACATAATGGGTGGTATGCTCAGACCGACTCCAAATTTTGTGAAAGAATTCGAAAAGAACACAAGTCAAACCATGTATGGTTTCAGATATGTTCAAGACGCATTTCTCAACGATGCTTCGATGAGGAATGTGCCGAGTTCAAAGGGACTGAACATATTCTTCCGCCATCTATAGTAGAGAAGCTTGAAGATGTTGCTATTGTGGGTAGTCCTGCTTCTAGTTTTCTTATGGATATTTTTCCCGATGGGACCTCAGTCTCGGTTCAAAAAGTACGAAAAGATGGTCCATCCATACTCGGGTCTGGATCCAACAAGTTGGCAAAGGTTTCTGGACAATCTCCACACGTTTGTGCAATTGGCTTCGACACGGGTCGATGATGCTTCTGAGGCTTTGTACGCTGCAACTGAAAATGTGAAGGACCTTGGTCTCGGTCTTCGCCGTGCCGACGATTCGGAGATTCAGGAAAAACTGGGTGAAATCGCATTTCAGTTGGGGTACGAAGGCGAACTTATTTTGAATCAAAATGCAGTTCAACAAGGACTTTACTTCTTCCCACGTTACTTAAACGAGTCGCTCATGGAATATCCAGAATATGTCGACACGCGTGACCCGGGACCGGTCAAGAGCCACGGGCAATGAGGTCAAGTCCGAAGGACTTGGAGTCGCGAACCTCACCATCCTCGCCGACGCTGCTGCGGCCGTTGTTGAGGCCGAAGCCCCCGTCACGCGGACGCGTTATGGCCGCGTTTCCAAGCCCCCAGTTCGCTACGAGCCCGTTGAGCAGGTTGAGGACGACTACGGCCCAGATGACTACGATACGGAGGATCCTGATGAGAGTTCCGAGGACATCGAGACGGAGAGTGATGAGGAAGATGACGAGTCTGATGCGGATGAGGATGGAAATCTAGATGGATTTGTTGTTCCAGATAAAAGTGAGAGTAGTGAGTCAGACAGTGATGGAGAACCTCCCGTTCCTGTCACAAAGCGGCGAGCAGTCGTCAAGAAGCGCCCCACTTCAGGGCGAACCTGAACCTCGGCGAGCATGGACTCCTCAACAGGACTTTGACGAGCCGCCCCCGTCGAGACGTTTTGTTCCCGCGTTTGATACACCGCGTCAACAGAACGTCTTTGATTCACTCAAAGATAATCAGATTGCCCTTGTTTTGATTGGTATTGTTATTGGCGTTATTATTATGAATATGAGACCAATCATTGTGAATCCTATGAAGTAAACGGATACAAAGGTGCGTTTTTCACATAATCATCGTTACCAACAAAATCACCTATAGGACCTGTACGGTTCACATACACATCCTCCTGTAATATCCCCGTCCAGGGATTTACACGAGTTTGATCGGCTGGTTCCATTTCGCGAAAAACATCAAATTGCGACCCACCTGTACCGTCATCTGTTTGAGGAGGTGAAGAAACTTGCATACGTATTATGGCCAGATAAAGAACGAAAGCAATGGCAAGGACCGAAGCGATCGGTGCTATGTATCCTCTGCGTAAAAGATACAAACTCGTAAAAATAGTCATAGCTCCAGCAGTTGCCACGAGGACAAATTGCCACGTGGGAAGTGCTGTAAGGTCCATCTCTTATATAGTAAGGTTTTTTACGCTGCTGGCTGGTCTGGAACATCGTCGTCCGGAGTCTGTGTCGGGGCCCCGCTCGACTCCTGTGCAGGAGTCTCGTCCCCCTCGGCAATGCTCTCAATCTGAACGGCGGGCATCTTGCGCTCCTCGATAATCTTATTCACGCGCTCGTCGGCCATGGCCACCAGCTCAGCCACCGTCTTGTCGGGGAACTCCTTGCGCAGCTCCTCCACAATCTCCGCGGGGTGAGGAATTGGGGGAACATCTGGCTTGGTGTAAAACTTGGAGTTCTCGTCGGCCGGGTCGATGTACGGGTACGGGCCAGGTTGGGGCTGGGCCATCATGTCGCGCTTACGCTTCTCGAACATGGATGCGGCCGCCGCCTGGTTCTGGCGATACTTGGTCATAATCTCCTCAAGCTTCTCATTCTGGTAGTGTACGTCCTCAATCTGCTCACGGTCTGGAGGGACCAGGAGCCACTTGTACATGTCCACGACATAGATATCCACGAGGGCATCCTCCTTCTGGAGACGCTTGGCATGACTTGCCGCCTCGTCGCGAGATGCGAAACACCCGCGAATCTTGAGACCGAGCTTTTCATTCTTCTGAGGCAGATCGGGACCGACAAACGAAATGCATGCAAACAGCTGTCCAGGAACCGTCAGGTAGTCTTGCTCGAGAGTACCCATTTAAAAGAAACACGCGCTTATTTTTTAAGTTGGAAAACGCAAGGTTGAAATGGATGCACTTAGAAAGTCTCACAACGATGCGAAACGTCAGCTGATTCAACGTTGGGTTCCTCCTGGAGCCAAGGTTCTTGATTGTGGGTGCGGTCGCGGTGGCGATTGGCACAAGTGGAAGGCGGCCCGAGTCCACGTCTTTGCGATTGACCCGGACGAAGAGTCTCTACGTGAAGCTGAACAACGGGCCCATGATATGCAATTTGGTGTGTGGTTCCTTGGACAGGGCAGCATTATTCAAGCAGCATTTGCCGGTCCTTTTGATGTCATATGTTACAACTTTTCACTTCACTACATTTGCGAAGACCCCGTGACATACCGAACATCCATCAAGGCGATCGCGTGTGCCTTGAACCCTGATGGGCTTCTCATAGGAGTCGTTCCTGAAAAGGCTCGGGCCGAAGCACTTGCGAACCAGTACGGTCACTTCAAGGACCGACTTGGAAACGAGTTTGCGTTCCTTCAGGGAGGACGGCGTCTGAACGTTCGTCTGGTTGATGGGCCGTTCTATGCAGATGGAGGACGTGACGAGCCTATTTTAGACGCGACTGTTCTGGTTCAGGACCTCAAAGCACTTGGTCTTGAACTCGTCTTGTGGGAGCCCATGCTCTCCGAACCTACAGGTCTCATCTCTGATTTGTATTCAAAATTTGTCTTTCGTAAGAGTAGGTGAGATGATCTGGCCGATCATTGCAGGTATTTTGTTCGTATTTTTACTTTTGGTGTTTTGGTTTCACCAGGAACCTCCTATGTTGACTGAACTCAAGCAACGATACTGGGCCACCCTAGACATGTTACGTCAATCTGGAGATCCGATGTGGAAAGGGGTCCTTCGGCCTTCGATCCTTACAGGAATGAGTGGGTGGGACAAGTCCAAGGGTCCTATAGGTTCAAACGTAAACAAGGGGTACGAGATTTACATCTGTCTGGATGGAGATGATGTAAATTCGGCAATGTACGTACTCATTCACGAGTTGGCACACATGTCAGTTCCAGAGTACGATCATACGACACATTTTTGGACAAATTTCGAAAAACTTAAAAGTTTGTGTGTTGAAAAGGGTCTATACACTTTAGATGGAGAACGCAAGTATTGTGGGGACACGGTGAAAGACGGGGGGAGTTCCGAAGGAACTCAGTCTTTTGACTCCCCTTCGGGGGGATCACAGCCCGGACACTAACGTGTCCGCCCTGGCCTTTTAGGCCCGCTCAATCACGTACTTCTTAATAATGTAAAACACGAGAGCAGCCACGAGAGCTGTGACCGCCAAGCCTGTGAGCGACACGTCACCAGACTCGCCCACAAACTTGGGAACCATGGTACGAAGCCGGGACTGGACGGGCTTGGAGAAAGCAACGATAGCAGCAACACCCGCCAGAGCCGCCTGGAACTGCTCATCCGTCAGACCGAGTGGGTTTCCAGAAGCACTCTTCTTGCGCTCCTGAGGCTCCTCCGACGGAGCCCGGCGCTGAACTGCAGCCGAAGGGCCCATCATTGATGGAGGTCCCATAATCTCGTTTTGCATCACCTCCTCAATCGGAGTAGAAAAGTCGGCCATTTGAGATTCGTCAACCTTTTTTTCTGGCTGATAATTCTTCAATAAACCAGTAGGAACTGATTTTTGAGATGCTTGAGGGTCACGAACCAGAGCGTTCCGAGCAATTTCCTCGTTCAAAGGCATTTCCTGTTCTGTTGAAGGAATATCACTTATGAGAGTACTCGCGTCTGGGTCATATGTCATCATCTTTCTGATTTTTAAAAGGAAAATACGAAAGAGCTTCAAGCGCGTTTCACGACATTCACGGACCCGCCCCTCCGTTTGACCTGTGGGTCGGGTTGTGCAGGTCGCAAAGCTGCTCGCGGGTTATAGTGTCTCTGGTGATATTGCCAGAACGCTGGGGATCCGACCCTGAAGTTTCGCCTGATGGGGGCCTTGTACCAGAAGACGCAGTCTGTGATGCGGTTTGACTTGGACGTGTTATCGAGGACCAAACACTCGTAGTTCTCAGTACACGCATCCATGACTTGACAAAATTGGTCAAAGTTTGGAAAGACTCCAAAGAACGCCTTATAGAGGTTCTCGCGGTTCTGTCGGACATTGTCCCTGAGTGCAAAGACATAGTCCACGTTTGTTCGAATCATGGGGGTCATGTCCATACAATACTGGGTTGTCATCATGAAAAAGATCTTCCAGTGGCGGCCATTCATGAAGAGTTGGCGGATTGCCACGTCGCGCATAAAGGCCCTGTCATACATACAATCGTCCATAAGGACAAAGACGGGAGTGCACTTTCCGACCGCCAAGAGCTTCTTTTGACGTTCTATGATTTTCTCGAGGGCATCTCGGTTATAATCTCCAAACACAAACAGGTCCGGAATAAACTGTTTATAGTACCCGTTTCCCTCTTCGGTTCCTGACATGGCGATACCGGCCGGCAAATGTTTTTTGTGCCACAAAATGTCCGTGACCAGGGTTGACTTTCCCGTTCCACGCTTCCCTATAAAAACACACACCTTGTCATCAGCCATTTTGGACGGATCAAACTTTCGGAGTTGCAAAGACATCCTCCTTCCTACAATTTTGAAACAAAATTGAAGGTGGCCTGGAGCGCGAACAAGACCAGTTGGGCCCGTAGGGGCCAAGTGTGATGGCCTGGGCGCGATCCCCCGACTGGAAAGAAATATTACCCTTTACTAGGATGTCCGCAGGATACATACAGCTTGTAGCACTTGGACAACAAGACGCGTATCTTTCCGGGGAACCACAGGTGACGTACTTTTCCGGGGTGTACAAAAGACATACACCGTTTGTTCTCGAGGCATACGATATTCCATTTAATGACCAGTACATAACCTTCGGAGGGACGAGTATTTGTCACATACCTCCGAAAGGAGATCTCATACGAGGTCTCACACTTAAAATGACGCTTCCGGCCCTGTACAATCCCGGAAATGATTGGACGTGGCCAGTTACACCAAGTCCAACGAATTTTCCTCGGCTTTGGTTCGGTCTTACATCTGGAGCTATAATTCAAACACAAGGTTCATTTAATGTACCGTACTATTCGACAAACGGATACACTTTATGGTCGTCTTCAATTTTTCCAACATATGGAACGTACAATGCAAACACAAACCAGTTTGTTTTTACGTACTCTTCGGGTTCCGTAGGTCTTGCGAACGTCATTGTTCAATCAACATTTACTTCAAACAACGCAGGTTCTTCAATTTTCTGGGGACTCGATCCCCTCGGATACTCGTACACGGATACGTACGGAAATCTCGTGTACACGGCAACTTCAAACACGGTAACTCCGACCTACACACTTCAACAGGCTGGATGGGTTCAGACATCAGGCACGGCTGTCAATACATTGGCTGGATTGTACGTATCTCTCATACAAAGTTTTCCAACGACGAGTGGTTCGAGCTTTTTCAATTTGAATTATACGAGTGGAGGTGTACCCTATTTCTATAATAACGATTCTTCAGGAAATTATAGTATTTCACCGGGGGGCTGTGTTGTTTTCAACGTTACCGGGTACTATCTTGTACGTGCAGGGTTTAATATTGATGTTGGTTCTGTTCAGTCTCTGTCTTACTTTACTCAAGCTTCAGATTACATAAACGGTCAAACAGTACCACCGTTTTCTTATACATCAAACTGTACGGTTTCTCCGAGTCCTTCATCACCCCTTGTCATTCCAATTAACGTGACGGCACCTGGACAATACTATGTCTTTTTTGTGAACACATCGGGTTCAGGTAACTTTTTACCGGGAACATACGTATCTATAAGTCCTACAAACGACTTTTACCAATTTTCAAGTAATATTAGTATATCATCAGGTTCCAAGGTTCCTTTGTATGGAAACACGAGTCCTCAAAACTTTACAGTGACTCTAAGTCAAACTTCGAACATAAACTTTTCCGTAAACGGTGAATACCTCGTGACGGGTCTGTTGAGCGTTTCAAACGCCGTCACAAGTAACACGACTGAAGTGTACGTGTCAAACGTAACGTTCGGAAACGCGACCATCTCATATACGTATGATCTGTCCCAGCAAGGACGAAACCCTACGTATGCCTTTTCTATACCTGTCGTTGCAAGTAACACGGCAAACTATTGGGTAAACGTCTCGACCCAAAGTACAACTTCCAATTTATTAGCAAATTCATTCTTTGCTGTGACGCAGATTGGTGTTAAGAACGATACGAACCCGAGTATTGTTTTGCCATACAACGGAGTTCTTCTTCAGTCGACGTCGAACACACTCACGTCCCCATTAAATCTTAAGACGAATTTTTCTTCAAACGGAAATTCCACAGCATGGGTCACGGTCAACGCAAATGGGAATCTCGTGTTCCAAAACGTCTCGTCCTACATGCTTACCGGTGTATTTTACACTACAAATACAGTGACAAACGTCATTATCACAAACTCGAAATCAAACTTTTTGACCTACTATAACCCGACACTCGGGTTCAGTAGTTCACCCCCGTATACCATATCAGTCCCTTTTCACGTTTCGGATAACACGGCATCTTACGGAATAACCCTTCAGACATCTACGCCCAATGGTGCCATTACAACTGTTGGAAACGTACTTGCAGGGACGTACCTCGCCGTGTATCCCCTCGCTTCGAACATCTTTTCTGGAAGTTTTGGACAAACTTACAACTATTATGACGGTGTGGGAACACTGGCTATAGTGAATGCAGATCTCAAAATCGGTGGTCAGACTGTTCAAAGCCTTACGGGTGAATACATCGAGGTCTGGAATGAACTCAACGTCCCATACGAGAACCAGCCAGGTCTTCAGCTTTTGACAGGGAAATATGATACACAGACAAGTGTCGGTCCCCCTGGGCGTACATATTACGTGAACCTTCCTTACTATTTCTACGGAAACCCTGAGCTTTCTTTGCCCATTACGGCTCTCGGGCGCCAAGACGTGGAGGTCTGGGTCACATTCAATAACTTTTCCAACTTGACTTCTGTATCAATCACAAATCCTACAATTACAGCGACTATCATCACAGAGTACGTCTACTTGTCAAATCCTGAAATCGATTGGTTCCAGAATCATCGTCTAGACTATGTCATAACACAGTGTCAGTACGATTCGTTCCAACTTCCTCAGGGATTTCAATCTGCTATTTTTGATCTAAAATTCAAGAACCCGATCAAGGAACTCTTTTTCCTGATCCACCCGAATGCCAATTTACCATACAATTATACAACACCCGGTGGAGGGACAGATGCTTTGACATTTGGTCTAACCTTCAACGGTGAGGATGCATTCTTAACATCGACTATAAACACGTTGTATGTCGGTGCTATTGAACCATTCTTGACCCATACAAACTTTTTCTCGAAACCAGCAATGTTAACCGTTCAGCAGCCAAATCAGTACGGCCGTCAGTTTTACATGTATGCATTTTCAACAAACCCGTTTGGGACCCTTTCGTCCGGTCAAATCAACTTTAGTCGTATACGTCAGGTTCTTTTGGAAATGAATATAAGAAATTCAAATCTGAATTATCCTACAAAGACTTTTAACGTTATAGCCCTAAGTCAAAATGTTCTTCGAGTAGAAAATGGAATCGGCGGTGTTATGTTCCGTTGATCCTTCTTTGTTTAAGGGCGCCCTTCGGGCAGAAGAGGCGCTCGGCGCCTCTTCCTTTTTTCCTACGGATTTATAAGAATGGCCGGTCGTGCCAGTTTGTCCTTCCTGGGCCAGGAAGACATTTCACTGAGCGGAGATCCTCAAGTGACGTACTTTATCGAAAAGTATCAGGGTCAGACCCCATTTGCATATCGGGTCGACAAGGTCATTTTCGATGAAGCCGGTGTTTCGTTCGGTTCACAGAATCACAGAATTCTTCCACGGTCAGGTGATCTCATCACGGGTATGACTCTGTACACGGCGTTTCCAACACCACCGCCCGGTGTTCAAGTCCTTGACTCGGTCGGAACTCTCATGTTTCAGTATGTAGAACTCTACATAGGAACTGAACTTATTGAACGTCTGTACGGGGAATACATTGAGATGATGTACGACTTGACCATTCCAAAGGGAAAACAACCAGCCTTGTCCTTTTTGGACGGAAAGAACTTGACATTTTCAACACCTCCACAACTTGCGTACACGGTACCGCTCCCGTTTTCAACGTTCAAAAAAGGTCTGCCTCTGTGCGCTTTCAAGGAGGATGTGACGATTCGTATCGTCTGGAACCCTTCAACATACTTTACGGTTCCACCAACGCTCATCACGACACCGTTCATAGCTCAAATGAATATAGAATACACGTACCTTTCTGAAAAGGAAATTGAGTACATAAGTCAAAAGGGCCCCCGGGGGGCCCTTTCCTCGCCCCGCCTTCAGATATTTGAACAGGTCCAGCTGAATCAGTTCTTTGCACCGTACCCGCAAAGTAACGTCCAGTGTCGCCTCAACTTTTATAACCCCGTCAAAGAACTCTTTTTTGTTCTGCAACAAGACTCGGCACTGGGCTACGATTATAGCAATACAGCAACAGTTGCCGCGACAACGAGCACTATAGGCACAGGTGACTTGCTGAATCAACTCAAGTTTGATTTTAATACGACAACTCGAATAGAACCCACGGTCGGAACTCCTCAGTTTCTACGAATTATTCAACCTCTCGAGTTCCATACTCGTGTTCCGGACCGCCTGTTTTACATGTACTCGTTCAGTCTCGACCCAGAAGGTGAGTCTCCAACAGGGTCTGTAAATCTTTCACGAATTCAGGTTCAAAATTTGTACTTATCTTTGAACCCTAACCCAACGAATGTCAATATACGCGTCTATGCCGTGTCATATAACTTTTTGGAAACGTCAAACAACTCTGCCAAAGTGACGTTTTCCAATTTTTTTTAGTTAGAGACCTACGACTCTTTCCTAGCATGAAGACTGGATCAGGAGACTTTGATACAAGCGCTATAGAGAATGCGGCAATTGATATCTTTCTTCCAGTGTTAGAATCGGCGACCGTCCTTGCAGGTCACTATACAAAGGCGTGTGGTCGAAACTGTGTCACGGCTCAGGACATGAGTTACGGTCTCATGTACGCAGCCAGGAACGTCACCGGGAAGCATACAGGGTCTTTGTACCCGGAGGTGTACGAGGCCGAGGACACGGACGAGTCGCAGAGCGACTCGGACTCGAGTGACTGGGAAACGGACGAGGACCCAGGAGAAGGTGGAGAGTCCGACTCAGACTCTAACGAGTCTGAGTCGCCCGACGACCCTGAAGACGCTTGGACCCGGTACGAAGGAACAGAGGACGAAACGGCTCTCAAAATGAACGAGTGTGCTGATACCTGGAACACGTGGGTCCCTGAGAATCCTACAGAACGTGCGTTGAAAAACGCAGTGGACAAAAACTCCTTTTTTGATAGGGAATGACCCATGTAAAGTATTGGGTCGTGGAAGATGACGAAGAACCCGAAGAAATCAGATACTCGAACATACTCGAAGAGGAAGAGTACGAAGAGGACGACGATCCCCCAGAAGGATTTGAGGGCCTCCAGAAAGGGTCTGAACTTGACGGGGGGGACGAGTCTTCAAGGAAGACGAGTGGGCCGACCCCCTGGGACCCATCAGAAAGTTTTTTTGCTTACATATAATACAAAAGATGGCATCTGCTGTTATGGGTATTGCGACGACTGTTGAGGCTCAGGGTGTGAACTCCCTCCTGAACGGCTTTTCCTTTGCGTCCGCACTCGCGTGGTTCGCCGTCGTCCAGGCGATCGTTCAAAAGTACGTGAAGAGCGGCTCCGGTATCCAGGGCTATACCATTGCTGCCCTGCTCACGACGCTCCTGTCTGTCATCGTGTTCATGATTGCCAAGAAGTTCATTACGAACGTGGAGATCAAGGAACCCAGCGCTCCCCTGTTTGCCGTGACTCGTTAAGAGCCGACTCGTGGAACGACTCTGAGTCCAGGTCCTACAGGGGCGGGGAGTCCAGGGCCCGGGCCGACTTGACCAAGTCGGCCCCCAAGTTGGCCCCCGGGTCCTTTCAGGGTCTTAAAGGCTATGATAGCCCCAATCAAAACTAAAATTATGATCCACCAGTGAAAACGCCTCTTTGGTTCGGGTGGTGGCGGCTGTACTTTCATAGCCTCCACGATTCGTTTGATTTGTATCTCCTCCAGCGGTTGAGGAGGTGGGAGCGTCGGTTCAGGGTCTGGGGTCAGGTGAAGACGCAAAATAAAGGCGTTTGTGTTCCAGCCTCGAAAGTCCAAAAGGTTTCCAGACTTGTCAACCCACCGAACCGTCAAACGCTGTAGACTGTTGATTGGCTCTGGATAATCCACTGAAACTCTATAGTCCTTATTTTCATGAAAATTCTTGATACATGCCGACCCTACATCCATGATGATCGGTGCAAACGCCCTGTTCGCATTTGATCCTGAAATTGTACCTGTGGTTCCCTGTAAAGCTCCAGTGTCTACATGAAACGGAGTCTTCAGTTCGTCAATGTCTAGGAAGATGTACTCATTGAGTGAAAAGTCTACGAGGGTTGTTGATTTCACAACGTACTTGCCAGTGTATGATGGATCAAGAGGTGTTGCAAGTGATGAAACATAAGTCCCCTTTGGAAGTCCAGTCATTGTCCCAAACTCTTGAGACTGAATTTTGAGTGAAAATGCGGATGGGGATGAAAATATAAAGTGACCTTCTTGAGGCAAATAATCTAGTGCAACTGTTGCGTTTGACGTGACCGCCTGGGCAAGTGTGTACGCACTGTAAAATCCAGGGTTCAAAGAAACGTTTGAACTGTTAAATGCAAAGACGTTTGAACCATCTGTTAAGTTGTACATTGTATTTGGAACTCGGGCCGAAACCAGGTCGACCCGCTCGACGTTTCGGATCGGTCTGGTCAAGTGAAGAACGTAACTGTTTCCACTGGGGTACAGGGAAACATCACGGTTATCGGCGTCTGCAAAAATCAGGCGCTCGGATGCATTTTCACCAGTATAGTTCATTCTAATTTAGGCTGGGAATTTAAGAAGGGAACCGGGCAACGTTAGCAAATCACGGATATACGAGTGCGATTTTGCTAAAAATTAAAAAAAAAGAATTTTTGTATGAAGGATTTTGTATTTAAAAATATTGCTGTAATTGACGTTGATGACTGGGAAGAACGCGTTTTAAATGAAACTGAAGAAACATGGAATAAATATACGTTTCGCCAGGAGAGATACGGTGTTCACAGACATACAACAACTATTCCCTTGTATTGGTCTGAAGATTTTTCAACGGAACCTTTCTGTTTTCATGAATTTAATCATTATTTTCCTCTTGTTGAAAAGGTTAAATCATATTTTCCTGGAAAACGAATTGTTAAAGCAATGCTTGCGCGGATGAAACCCGGTACTTTTATATCTCCTCATATAGACCATGGACCAATATTTGAGCTTTCACACCGAGTTCATTTACCTTTGAAAACAAATGAAAATGTTAAATTTATAATGGAAGAAACAAATTACACGTTTGAAAAGGGTCATTTGATTGAGATTAACAATCAAATGGAGCATTCAGTTGAAAACAGAGGAGACGAAGACCGAATTCATTTTATTGTAGATCTTATTTAAATAAAAACTTTAAGCATATAAATGACCAGTAGGTTGTCTCTAACACCATCACAGTCTGTTCAGCTTCATGTTGTAGGTCAGCAACTAGGATTAGCTCAGGGACCGGGAACAACTGTTCAATTGAACGCCATTCGTTCAGGGGCTGGTTATTACTGGAATGGATTAGATCTTACTACTTCAGGTCAACGGGGTAATATGAGTCGTTTTCAAGGAGTGAACATATATACTTGTCAGACGGGTCAAACATCAGTTTCAACAACCGGAACTGCTTCAGTGTGGCTTCAAGGTCAATACACAAGTACTTTACCAATCTCAGCTCAACCAGGGGGCACTGTATATTTAAGGAACGATCAACAAGTTGTAGGGAACGGTGGCAGCGGTGGCAGTGGAGGAGAACCTAATGGTGGTGTTCCTATAAATGGTGGAGATGGTCAGCCAGGGTCTCCAGCTATACAAACCCAATCAGGTACTGTTTATGTGTATAATTACGGGAATATTTATGGTGGTGGTGGTGGCGGCGGTGGTGGTGGTGGTTATGCATACAAGACCAAACGTTATACCGGCGGCGGCGGTGGTGGTGGTGCGATATCTGGAAGTGGCGGACCATCTGTTGGACCTCGACCCGGACAAGCTGGACAGTCTGGAACTCCCACCGGCGGCGGGGCTGGTGGCGCTGGTTATTTACCACCATCTAGTGGAAATGGCGGTGCGGGTGGTCAGTTCGGTCAACCGGGTAGTAGCGGTCAACCGGGTACCAGGGGTTTGGGTGGCGCAGGGGGAACTGCGGGTGGATCTATAACTGGGGCAACAACCGTTACATGGACTGTAGCTGGAAACCATAACTAAAGAAATGGAACATAGATATACTATGCTTATAAATTTTGAAAAAAAGAACATATTTATTCATATTCCGAAGACAGGGGGTCTAACAATCACGCATACTCTTCGAACGTGGAAAAGAGTATCTAATTTCACTCGCCACTCAAGTATAGATGACATTAAAGAGAGAATTAATACAGACGGTTTTAAATTTTTTACATTTGTTAGAGATCCTTATAAAAGATTTGCTTCAATGTACAACTTTCTCCTTCTTGAAGGAAAAGTAGTCGATACTCCTTTAACATTTGCTATAAACATATTTACAGGAAAATATGATTGGAACTTTACTCATCCAATGTGTTACTTTTGTAAAAAAGTAGATCTTCATGATTTTGGAAGGGTTGAGAATTTTAATGATGATTTTGAGAGAATATTCGGTGAAAGCTCAAAAGGAATAGTTCCTATAAATAAGACGAAGAGACCAGATCATTATAAACAGTTTACGCAACTTAGAGATATGGTTGCCCGTCTTTATTTTGAAGACTTTATAGAATTTGGTTATCCTATAGAAAACTTTATATATCGCAAAGTTGACGTGAAGTGGACAGTTGAAGATATTGATTCCGCAGACGAAGATTATATACAACCAGAGTACAGTCTTACTGGTTCAGTTTTTGACAAAATTCCTTTAGCGAAAAGGATCGCCCGATAGGACTGTGTAAATAAAATTTCCTGTAATCTTCCACCATAAATAAGAAGGAAAAATAAAAAGAGTTCCGCGTTTTCCTTGAACTTTATACGAACCATGATTTATAAAAAGTTCAGCGTCACTCGTACATACAATTACGTTCATCTTAAATGTACTTTCGAAACCCGAACCAAGTGAAAGCGTCCACTGTTCCACACCGGTCTTTTTTGAAATATCTATTCCAAACCCAGATATTTGAAAATGGTATATATTTTCATTAACAACTTTGCATTTTTTAGTAAGTTTTTCGTATATCCATATGTGGTCAGACGTCCTGGGGATCTCTATACAATCATCATACAAAGATAAATCATCAGAACTTAAAAAATCGTGTTCAACGAATACGTCCATTGTGTTAATTTCTTCTTTTAAAAAGTATAGAAGAGGTCTAAACTCATCCATATATTTTAAGTGCGGTTATTTATTATAAAAAAATTCCGCGTCCCTTATATGGAGTTCACCTTTTACAGGGAACCGGTTGAATTTGTAATCATAAAAAATTTTTACGAAAAGGATGAAGTTGAGGAAATTCATCAAGAACTTAACAGGTTGAAACCTCACATGGGTGGACCAGATATGACGGGAACTGCCAGAGGAGTATCAGGGAACCCTAAAAAAAATAATTCTGGTATTTTTTTGGATGAACTAAACCGAGATGACAGCGTAATTCTCAAACTTAATAGAAAGATTTTTACCCCCGAAATAAAACATGAACTTAGAAAAGGTAGTTGGTTTTTTAAATATATGAATTTTATAAAAGAAGACTCCACACTTGTTAGTTATTATAAACAAGGTGATTATTATAAGTCTCATAACGACGACTCGTTCATAACAGCAATATACTACACATGGAAAGAACCCAAAAACTTTGAGGGGGGAGATCTTTATTTTGGAGAGTTCAAGGTTCCAATTGAAAATAACTGTATGCTTATTTTCCCTTCTTTAACTTTTCACGAGGTTTCTAAAGTTACCAAAGGTGAAGGACGTTATGCTTTGAGTCAGTTCATAAATATACATCACAAGCCTCCTAAAATTGACCGTTATTTAAATTTTCTTGATGTATCCGAGTTTAACAATATAAATCTAGAAAATTCAGATAAATGGTGTTTTACTGGAAGGTCACGTGATTATGGAAACAAGTTTTGGTATTTGGATTTAAATTCTGATCCATTTTATAGTGAGTATCTTAAAGATAAAATTGAAAAGCTTGTGAACATGAAGTTAAAACTTCACCGAGTATATGCAAACGGCCAAACTTATGGTCAGGACGGGCAATTTCATACAGATTCTGATAGTAAGGGAACGTACACCTTTTTGCTATTCACTAATATTATTAACATGGAGATAGATGAATGGGGAGGTGAGACGCAGTTTCGTCTTAACAATTTTTTACGGTCATATCAGCCAGTTCCAAATTCTGCCTTATTTTTTAATTCTAATATACTTCATCGTGGTTTAGGACCTTCTCGGAAAACAGGGGATACAATGCGTATTACTGTCGTATGGAAATTCTCGCAAATATAAATGAAAGGTGTGTATAAAGTTGTTAAGAACCTTTTGGACTCGGCCGAAGCTTTTGAAATTGCGCAAGTTATCAAAAACGCTCCTATGGCCGATGGAGACGTTCAAGTTCCAAAAAGTAGATCGTATTATTCGTTGCCGATATGTTCAATTCTTTTAGGTAGAATGGCTGAAAAGATTTCAAAACTTGTAGGAAAACGTTTAAAACCTTCTTATAGTTATTGTCGTGTATACTTCAATGGAGCAGACCTTAAACCTCACACGGATCGTCCATCGTGCGAGTATTCAGTAACCCTTAATTTGAGTCAATCCCACCCCTGGACAATCTACATGGGTAAGAAAGGCATACTACAGCAACCGGGGGATGGGGTTGTGTACAAAGGATGTGAGATTGAACACTCTAGAAAAGAGTTTAAAGGAGACGAGTATGTCCAGGTCTTCCTTCACTACGTTGACGCGGATGGTCCCTATAAAGACCACATGTATGATATCAAAAATAATAAAACTAATGAAAATACTTACAGGTACGTTTTTAATTTAGACCCCCACCAAAATCATGGTGATTACTACAAGTACGTCAAGTTTATACCAAACGAAACTGTGGACGCTCTTAGAGCCAACTTAGACACTAAAGAACTCAGATATGCTGAAGTTGGTGGTGATCGGGGAGTTCTTGACAAATTCAAGCGCCGTTCTAAAATTTTTTGGTTGCCAAAAACCGAAGAATTTCATGAAATTTATAAAACTCTTTTCGAACTTATTGGAAGCTGCAATAGCGACTTTTATAAATTTAAACTTAACGAACTTGTTGAACAAATTCAGTATACTGTCTATAATGAGAACGACCAAGGTCACTACGATTGGCACCTCGACATGGGACCTGGGAAAACTCGTAGAAAGCTTAGTTTGGTAGTTCAGCTAAGTGATCCGTCTGAATATGAAGGAGGTGAACTTCAAATTAATGTGGGACATATAGTTACATTAGAAAAAGACAAAGGAACAGTCCTTATTTTCCCAAGTTATTTGTTACATAGGGTCACACCAGTTACAAAAGGGACGCGGCGGTCTCTGGTTCTTTGGGTAGATGGACCGGCATTTGTTTAACCTGCTTTTTTAACTCTGCCACCTCTGTTCGAAGCTCCTTAATTGCCTCTATTAACAAACCCACCATGTTTCCATAAGCGACGGTCAAGGTTCCATTTTCAGTCTCATAGACTGCCTCGGGGAGAACCTCCCGAACCTCTTGTGCAATGACACCAGTTCGACGTTCTGAACCACCGTCGGTTCTGCTGAATGTGTACCCACCAATCCTCGAAACCTTTGAAAGGGCGTCAAGAATTGGTTCTATATCCGTCTTTATATTTCGATCTGAATATGCAACGACATCACCGGAGCATGTGAGAACAACAGTTGAATCTGAAGCGCTCGGGTTTGTTAAAATTATTCCAGGCGCAGTTTGAATTGTGGATGAAGTAGCCGCATAAGTTACGGCACTCGTAGTCACCGTTCCGGATAAAGGGTTCGTCGAGTTTGTAGACCAAAGAGTTCCGGCCGCGGCCTTTGCAAGTACCTGACCAACCGTACCAAAACTTCCCGTCTGGTCGGCAATGTTACTCGCATATACATTTGTAGTATTGAGAGAGTTAGACGCGTAAATGTTACCTGTGACACCAAGTCTTGGACCACCGGCCACGAGCGCAAAGCCTCCGGCACTCAGGAACTGTGTAGCCGTGACGTTCCCAGAGGCGACCACGTTTGTCGTCTGAACAGCGTTCGAGGTGTAGACGTTGCCCGTGACACCGATGGTCGGGCCACCAGCTACAATTGCGAAACCTCCGGCACTCAGGGTCGTTCCTGAAACTGTCGAGGATGACGTAATTGCTCCGGAACCTACAGTTCCTATGTTTGTTAAGTTGCGGGACGCGTCGATAACTGTCGTACCCGCCACCTGGTACACAGCGGTTCCAGAGGCGTTAAACCCCGTTGAAGCGGTCAGGGTCGTTCCTGAAACTGTCGAGGAGGACGTGATTGCCCCGGAACCTACAGTTCCTATGTTTGTCAAGTTGCGGGACGCGTCGATAACCGTTGTACCCGCCACCTGGTACACGCCGGTTCCAGACGTGTTATGAGCCGTTGAAGCGGTCAAGGTCGTTCCTGAAACTGACGAGGAGGACGTAATCGCTCCGGAACCTACAGTTCCTATGTTTGTCAAGTTGCGGGACGCGTCGATAACCGTTGTACCCGCCACCTGGTACACAGCAGTTCCCGAGGCGTTAAACCCCGTTGAAGCGGTCAAGGTCGTTCCTGAAACTGTCGAGGATGACGTGATTGCCCCGGAACCTACAGTTCCTATGTTTGTC